GTCTGTGGTTGTAGATGATTCGGAATTCTCTAAGTAATCTGAATCTTATTGCTAGTACTGGTGTAATCCCGGCGGTATGCATCGACATACCAACTTTTATCAAACGAGCCCATGAACACTTTGGAGGTCGACCAATAATGACCAGCAATTTCCAGATGATCATAAGACTCCATCAACTTTATCTTGAATGAACTTTTTAGCCGATGCTACCGACTTGAAAACTTCCTGACCCTTTTGTGGCATATCACGGAACTGAGTCATCCACTTGACCAGAATAAAACGATCAGAGTACACATTGATTGCACCGTCAAGAACTTTTGTCTTGCAAAACAAGACGTTGTAGTATGATTTTCCCTTTGCGTCAGTTTGCTTTGTTTCTTGAATGCCATATGCATCATCTAGACCACCAAACTTCAAGGTTTCAGTCAACTCATCAACTGCTAGTCTACGCGAAAAAGAGGCGTTCATGATTTAACTCCTAACTCAATGACTACATCTTACAGACTTGGCGAATTATTGCCAACAATTATCGCGCAAGGCTAAAAAATGCAATGAATTCAACGAGTTTGATATCGCGTGAGAGTAGATTAGACTTCCAACTCTGGTCTTCCTCGGTGCGACATGAATCAATCGCAGACCAAATTTTCTCTGGAACAATGATTCCAACTGATGTTGTCAGTCCTCCCAATGATTCCTGATCTTCATCAAAAAACACGGAAAGATATTCATCATATGTACTTAGAAAGTTAATGATCTCATTAATATTTTTATTGTTGCCTCCATTCAACACTATAATGGTTTTATGGCAACTTGCCCATTCAAAATAATCTGGAAAGTTTTCGCTGTAGTTGCTCATTTCAGATACAATATGAGCAGTCTGAATGCCTTGTTGAATGCTCGACAGATAATAATTTACGAATGTATACAGTCTCATTCTTCAACTCCATGATAATTGATTAAACTCGTCATATAGTCATTGATGAACTTCGCGCCAACAGGATTTTGCGAGTGTACCGAAAACTTGAAATCTTTCGGAAACTTCTCATTATGGTCCAACATAAATTCATTCAACCAAAAAAGAAATTTCTTTGTTGTATCAGCACCACCAAGGTCATGATCGAATGCGATTTCTTCTGGAATTCCGTGAATGGTAACAATACGCGACGCATCAAAAGAACTCCTGGCAATGATCCAGTCGTTCGTAACAGGATTGCGTTCATCGTCAATAAACAGTTTCATGTTGTTCTCCTAACTCAATGACTACATCTTACAGACTTGGCGAATTATTGCCAACTTCTTTGATTGGTGCTCTCACGGTGAGTCAAACACCGGTTACTCCCGTACCAAGGGAGTGTAATATCACTATACTATGAGAGCATTATTTGGCAGGGGATACTGGATTTGGACCAGTGATGCGGATTTCAAAGACCCGTGCCTTAGACCAGACTAGGCGAATCCCCAATTAACCTTTATATGGAAGACAACCTCGGTTGCGCTCCGAGCAACAACAGTTTTGCAGACTGCGTGGTTCACTAGCTCCATCGTTGTCCATTAGCGAATAACTCTTGTCAGAAAATCATTTGCTAATGGCGGGGGCGCAGAGAATCGAACTCTGATCATTCGGGTAAAAGCCGAAGATAATGCGCCATTATATGACACCCCCACATGTGGTCCCTTGCCGCAGGCTTGAACTGCGTTCCCCAGAGTAAGAATCTGGTGTGTCACCTGTTACACTTGCAAGGGTTTTATTGTGTTGCATTGTTTCGTGCCCAAGCATGGCCTTCTTACTTTTTCCCATGCGCTCCGCATTTTCGTGTCATCATTGCAGGCACGTCTTTGTTGCGAGGTTTCATTTAAGTTCCTTTCTTAGCTGTTATTTCAAAATATCACGAATTGGAGTACCGTCCTTCTTATGATACGTGCTAGAGTTATGACTATGATCATTATACTTTCGATAATGCGCTTTCATTTCATTGCCTTTGGTTCACTAGAAAACAGACCAAGAGACTCAATGCGATTTCTGATCATCTTTTCCAGAGTAGGATCGCCAAACTCAAAATCATCTGGAATACCCAAACACGCTTGAGGACGTTCAATACCAGCATAATTCAATGACATCTTGACAAATTCATCATGGTCATGATTAGCACAAATAATGAGTTGTGCCCATTCAAGCAACGCAGCATCCAGAGGAATCAATGCATACTCGGAACTCGTACCAACCGCACGTGGGTTGATGTTTTCGTAGTCACGGCACAAAACACGGGCAATCGTTGGGCTACGCAAGATGCCCGCAGAGCATACACAAAGCACACGCAAGGCCTTGCCTTGATATTCATTCATTACGTTGTGCAACCGGTTTCTGCCAATCTTAGTATCAATCATTTCATCTTCTCCATCACAAATTCGTATGTTCTGACAATCATGCAAACTGGCGAGAGAATAAAAATCAAGCTATATCCCCAAATTTTGTAGAGAGTAACATTGTGAAGTTGCATAAAGTCTTATTCCTCAACAACTCCGATGATATCCTCATGCTTCATGAGCACACATTGTTCGTTATCAACATGCATCACCTGTGCTTTGTTCCACGTGACAAGGACCTTATCCCCTACGACAACATCAGTCACTTCTGATCCAACAGCGAGTACCTTTGCCAACGTTGTGTCTCCAACGCTTCTTGCACCTTCAATGATGATGCCAGAAGAGGTGGTTGTGGTGCGCTTGACTTCCGCGACGAGAACATTGGTTTTGGTTGGTTTGATTGACATACGTTTTCCTCATGTTAATAAAATGGTGCCCGATGACAGGATTGAACTGCCGACCTTCTCCTTGTAAGGGAGCTACTCTACCGCTGAGTTAATCGGGCATTAATTTGGCATCTCACTAGAGAGTTGAACTCCACCCTGCGATTTTGGAGATCGCCGTGCTACCGAAACACTTGTGAGATATAAAACAAAAGGGAGCATCTATGCTCCCTTGATGATACTTATGACTCATTAATGAATCATTTTTCCGACATGACTTTACGTGCATGTTCAGCTTCTGGAGATGCGGGATGCATCACATGAAGAACATGATTCTTATCAATGTTACGAATCGGATGGAAGATTGACTTGCCAACTTCTGTATGCTTGATGTTGGTAGACGATGTTGCCATTGCGATTGCATTGATGCCGTGACCGTTAGGATTCTCTCTATGATGACGAGAAAGTTCTCCACCGCGATTGTCATGCATGTACGTTGGTGAACTCTTTCCGTCTACGGTATCCATTGCACGAGGAACATCATGGTCACTATATTTGTATGATTTTCCTTCATGAGTAACACGACCAACCCTATTCTTTTCGTCATGATACTCCGATGATTCCCCATGTTCAGGTTCTGAATGCTTCAAGTCATAACGGCGAACACGTTCAACTCCCTTGGCTTTCTCATAATCTTCTTGATCAGCGCGATTGGCGTGCTTTGCATATTTTACATAATCTTCGTCACTCATTCCCCCTGGAGTGTTTGGATGACGAGTCTGTAGAACAGTAAAAGCAATTCTGCTTCCGTGCTTGCCTTCGCCAGGAGTACCGCGTTCGCGCATGGCTTTCGTTAGTGCTTCATGCGCTTCAATAGCCTTCTTGTGAGTAGGAATACCTTGATCCGACAACGTAATATTTGTGTCGTTTCCGCGCATGTCATGTGTATCATACTTTGAGCCATACGTCTTACCGTATGTATTCACCTTGATCTTCTGACCTTTACCGCTCTTATAGTTTTCACTATCCGCACCAAAGTGCTTCTTGATCGCATCAGAATGAGTAAACGCTTGGTGACCAGTTGTGGTGTCTGGGCGAACAATCGCGCCTTTACCTTCCTTCTTTGCCTTTGCTGCAATACCATGAAGTTGATGATACATCATCAAATCAACATCATGACGCGAACTCGCGTTATGAGAATCCATCTGGTCATACGATCCGCGGTGCCCCTTGGTTGATGCGAACTTTCCGCATCCACCTTTTGCTAGACAATCGTGAACACAATTTCCCTTGCCGTGACATGCATTCGTTTGAACGTAATCTCCATCGGCATTTACAGTATGCTTACGAACATCAGGAGAACCAGAAAATCCAAGAGAAACGTGTCCGTTCTTTTCAGAATCGTTGTCGCCCTTTAGATTCGTGATCGTGTCGCCTTTTGTGGTATCACGAAGAGGTTCAGATGCTTTCGCGTCCTTATAACGTGCCTTGGCTTCCTTGACCTTTTTAGCGTATGCAGTAGGATTAGATTTTTTCAATGACGAGAACGAATCAAAGTTGCGTTCTGCTTCTGCTTTGCGTTCTTCATCCGTAGGAGGCTCTTTATCTGGCAGCCCGTGATTACGAATAATACCAGTGACGCCGCCAGCAGTTTTTGGATTAGTATCATGAACAAACACCTTCAAGTGTTTGTTTACAATAGACTTTGCTGGTTGCTTACCATGTTCCGTTTTATATTTTTCGATGTTCTTGTTTGTTGATTCTTTATCTTCTGAAGGTGTCCCATAATGACGAAATGCTTGTTCCTTGTCATAGAATGGATGATTCGAACGATGTTCGATCTTTCCGCCCGATTTGAATACCTTCAAGTCTTCTGCCAATTCTTCTGGATGCATCCATTCAGATTCCGTCAAAGCGCGACTAAACGAATGCGCGAAAAATTGTTCTTCACGGAAGTCGTTCCGCGCTTTGTTGTTCAGGAAATCTTTGAAGTTTTGCATATTTACCCCTAAAATTAGTTGTTGATCATTTATTTATCAAGATACTTTGTTATATAAATAACAATGAGTCCGTAGATTTCCTGTTAGAGCAAGAAATCAACATCAGGGAGACTTGATGCTGTCAGACTCGCAACTATTTATAAGATAAAAATACAAGAGATAATTAAATCGGGTTGGAGATGTATAGTTTTCGAGGATAGAAAATATACAACCAAAGACGCATCCGAATATATAAAATGGATGCGGAGGATGGATTCGAACCAACGGGGTCAAAAGACGTTGGATTATGAGCCCAACACGCTACCAGGCTACACTCTACTCCGCATTTGTTAGTGCCGACTGTTTCTGTTACCAAGTACAATCGGCGAAACTCTGAGTCTAGATCAGTCTGCAATTAAGCAGCCAGACGAACCTCGTAAGTTGCATCGTTAGACGCTTCCATGTTTGCATTTCTGCTTGTGTCTTCTTAGACCGGGAAATCCCAATCCTAACGGCTTCCAACATTTGCCGATCCTCCAGCATTGTACTCGTCTACCACGTCGAAACCGGGACTGCCCCATTAGGAAGAAATCTAAACTAACCGCCATGTTAGCCCAGCCTTTCGGTAGTATGCATATGCATTTAGATTTCTTTCTGGTGGAGCAGAGGGGAGTCGAACCCCTGTCCGCAGCATCTTTCCTAGCCTTCATCGAATTCTTTATAACTTCGCTTTTAGTTCTTCCAAATCTGCTTCCATCTTTGAAACTTTTGGCATGATTATCGAATGATCAGTATTCAAAATTGTCTCATTATGAATCGCAATATGCTTGTATAGATCAGCGGCCTAAGACTTCAAGTTAGTAATCTCGTTTTGTAATGTTGCTTCAATCCAATTAGGCAAACTCATTATATACTCCATTCGTTGTGATTGATTATTTATTGGTGCCCATCCCGAGATTCGAACTCGGGCTGTACAGTTTTTGAAACTGCTGCCTCTACCTATTGGGCTAGACGGGCGATATTTCTTTATCAACTTTCAACGAAAAATCTTCCACTTTTGAGGAAGCTCTTTCCAGTAATCCTTGTTCCATACTCCTGAAGAAGGATCGTTATATGAATCAATCATTGCATCCATCTCCGACTTATGTTTAGTCGCTGCTTCTAACGTATAGAACATTATCCCCTTTGGATTGGGATCAGACGGAGATACAGACATAAAATATTCTATCGTAATAAACTTTCCATTGGGCGAATAAAACAGGATAATTTTTGGTTTCTATATGAAAGAATTTTGATTGCTGGAATTATCCTAAAACTTGGCGCCCCGAGAGAGATTCGAACTCCCATCTAAAGGTGTAGAAGACCTTAGCTCTATTCCGTTAAGCTATCGGGGCAATTTGTTACTTCATCGTTTGAAACATCTTGAGCGACTTTCGCTCAGAACCTTTCAAAGGATGTGTTGCTATTGCTGTGCACGAATTACAGTCAGGTTCAAAGAACATATGATGATCGATATCGTTGAAGCATATATGACAACCACGCATCATTATTGTGGGCGTTTAACTTTCTAGTGCTTGTAATCGCGCAAAATCCACGATCTGGTGCATATGATCTAAGAAGGTTATACATCAAATGCATCGAGGCTGAATGCCCGCGGGCATTGTTATTCCATTGGTGTTTAATGGTCAAATATTGTTCTTTTGCCAAAATCTTGTTCATGTCTATCTTCTAAAATGTAAATGGTTTAACTACTAAAATTAAACTTACATTTATGGAGGACCGTGATTTAGAACCTACAACATGATTCATGCTCCTGTTGATTGATAATATTGGTACTCTCAGTCGGGCTCGAACCGACAACAAGATGTTTTAGAGGCATCTACTCTGGCATTGAGCTACGAGAGTATAATTTGGGGTGGCGCATCAGTTATGACCTGACAACTCTCTGATTCACAGTCAGAGGCTTTACATTAAGCTACCGTCACCATTGAACTTATAAAATTGGTGGGAAACTTTGGAATCGAAACAAATATGTATTTTGTCGTAAACATTTTTGTCAAAATGCTTGCTCTACCGTTGAGCGATTTTCCCATTAAATGGCGGAAGTGGTAGGATTTGAACCCACGGACCCATCACTGGGTCGGCGGATTTCAAATCCGCTGCATTAAACCATGCTCTGCCACACTTCCATAAACTTGGTACCCACGGAGAGAGTCGAACTCTCATTGACCCATTATCTGTGGCTACGGGATATAAATCCGCTGTTTTACCGTTAAACTACATGGGTATTGAAACTTGGTGCCTGGCCTCGGACTCGAACCGAGAAGCAACTCGTTCTAAGCGAGCTAGGTATGCCAATTCCCGTCAACCAGGCTTTTTATTCTATCGGTATACTCATATAAATATTTGTTGATGAGTATACCGATGTATTACAGGATGATTTTCTCGTCAAAGGAAAAGTTTGATTTTGTTTTGGTTGCTGTAATCATCCTAAAACTTAATACGTCACACGCATTAAATGGAGCAGCTAGGGATGATCGAAATCCACTCTCCAACGCTTGGAAGGCGCGGGACTCTCCATGAGCTTAGCTGCATTGATTGGCACCCTCTGCCGGAATCAAACCGTTCTAATTCGTCCGTAGCGAATCGTGCATTCATTACACTTCAGAGGGCATTTTATATAACAGGATGAACGTTAAGTGCTCTACCACTGAGCTACCAACGACGAGTTTAACCTCACCGCCGAGGTGGATTCGAACCACCGACCACTCTCTTAGAAGGAGATTTTAATTGCTGTAGTCATCCTAAACTGGCGACTCGGAAGGGAATCAAACCCTCTTGTTCTCCCTAGACAGGGGAGCGCATTATCTTAATGCTACCGAGCCATAATTTGATCTGGTTGTCAAACAGAGTATCACAGAGACCCTAGGGACACTCATTCCCATGACGTGTCTTTCATTCGATACACACCAGATGGCATACCTAGGTCGGTTTATTCATGGCAATCACGCCACTTCATTCGTCGCAGTTATCGACCACTCTGCCGACTAGGCAATGATTAGTTGCCGCGTATGGTCCGTGATGAGAGATTTGAACTCCCGTTATTCTCCGCCCCAAACGGAGTGCCATACCGGACTAGGCGAATCACGGATAATTGGTGCTGGACACAGGATTCGAACCTGTGAGGGGTTTCCCCGACTGCTTACAAGGCAGCTGCCGTCGACCGCTTGGCTAATCCAGCTTTAACTATTTCGGTTTTCTATTATTTGAACGTAAATTTTCTTGTAATTCATTGTAAGTTACTTATAGATAAGACATTCTGTTTATAACTTACAAAATTTTGGTCCTTCCATCAGGGATTGAACCTGAATCTGACGATTATCGGTCGCCTGTTCTAAACCAGTTGAACTACAGAAGGATTGTTTTGGTGGAGGATATCGGCATCAAACCGATCTGATGTCCGCATTGCAAGTGCGGTGACCACGTCAAGCAGTCCCATCCCCCTTATATTTACATTTTTCAAAATGCCATCTTTTCATTATGCCACCCTGACAGTCTTTCCGCAATATGGGCATGATTTTATTCAAAAAAAATCAAATCCACCACTACCACCTCTTCTGAGGTTATAAACGTCTTCTCTCAGAAGAAATTCCTCGTTAACTACTTCTTTTTCTCTCGCATACATAGCTTCCGAAGTCTCGAAAGTCTCAAGTATGACTTTTTCGAAGTTATGAGCGCCGTGCTTTGCGATTGCAGCCCGAATAACTTTTCCAGAGCCCATATACCCCATCATCTAAATTTTGGGTCTTATGAACTCCTACGTAAATCTTCCCATTCACCTTGTTGGTGATTTGATACAAGTAAAAGAACAAGGATTTCTCCGTTTGTCATATTACTTGTATTTGTAAGAAGTTTACTTTTGTGTGCGGGTGCCCGGATTCGAACCGGGGTCTCGGCGTTGGCAACGCCGAATAATAACCAGGCTATACTACACACGCATTAAATGGAGCAGCTAGGGATGATCGAAATCCACTCTCCAACGCTTGGAAGGCGCGGGACTCTCCATGAGCTTAGCTGCATTGATTGGCACCCTCTGCCGGAATCAAACCGTTCTAATTCGTCCGTAGCGAATCGTGCATTCATTACACTTCAGAGGGCATTTTATATAACAGGATGAACGTTAAGTGCTCTACCACTGAGCTACCAACGACGAGTTTAACCTCACCGCCGAGGTGGATTCGAACCACCGACCACTCTCTTAGAAGGAGATTTTAATTGCTGTAGTCATCCTAAACTGGCGACTCGGAAGGGAATCAAACCCTCTTGTTCTCCCTAGACAGGGGAGCGCATTATCTTAATGCTACCGAGCCATAATTTGATCTGGTTGTCAAACAGAGTATCACAGAGACCCTAGGGACACTCATTCCCATGACGTGTCTTTCATTCGATACACACCAGATGGCATACCTAGGTCGGTTTATTCATGGCAATCACGCCACTTCATTCGTCGCAGTTATCGACCACTCTGCCGACTAGGCAATGATTAGTTGCCGCGTATGGTCCGTGATGAGAGATTTGAACTCCCGTTATTCTCCGCCCCAAACGGAGTGCCATACCGGACTAGGCGAATCACGGATAATTGGTGCTGGACACAGGATTCGAACCTGTGAGGGGTTTCCCCGACTGCTTACAAGGCAGCTGCCGTCGACCGCTTGGCTAATCCAGCTTTAACTATTTCGGTTTTCTATTATTTGAACGTAAATTTTCTTGTAATTCATTGTAAGTTACTTATAGATAAGACATTCTGTTTATAACTTACAAAATTTTGGTCCTTCCATCAGGGATTGAACCTGAATCTGACGATTATCGGTCGCCTGTTCTAAACCAGTTGAACTACAGAAGGATTGTTTTGGTGGAGGATATCGGCATCAAACCGATCTGATGTCCGCATTGCAAGTGCGGTGACCACGTCAAGCAGTCCCATCCCCCTTATATTTACATTTTTCAAAATGCCATCTTTTCATTATGCCACCCTGACAGTCTTTCCGCAATATGGGCATGATTTTATTCAAAAAAAATCAAATCCACCACTACCACCTCTTCTGAGGTTATAAACGTCTTCTCTCAGAAGAAATTCCTCGTTAACTACTTCTTTTTCTCTCGCATACATAGCTTCCGAAGTCTCGAAAGTCTCAAGTATGACTTTTTCGAAGTTATGAGCGCCGTGCTTTGCGATTGCAGCCCGAATAACTTTTCCAGAACCCATATACCCCATCATCTAAATTTTGAGTCTTATGAACTCCTACGTAAATCTTCCCATTCACCTTGTTGGTGATTTGATACAAGTAATAATGCATATAGTACCTCCTCACTTGTATTTATAAGAAGTTTACGTTTGTGGAGACAGATGTGTTTCCGTTAGCACTAGAAGCCCATTGTTTTGGTGCTGCCGAGAGGAATCGAACCTCTTTCAAGGGATCTTCAATCCCCCGCTATGACCACATCAGCTACAGCAGCATTATTGGTCCACGATACTCGCAAACGTGGAATTTTGTCTTTCAGCGAGTTGCCCTACGCAAATTCTTCGGAGATGCTGGAAGGGCTTCAGACAATGTAATACAGGATAAGTTTGGTCGCTTTGTTTAATGCCAGGACAGCCGACTGACTTTCAATTATAGTTTGGTTGCTGTACTTATCCTAAAACTGGTTGCGGCCGAATGAATCGAACACTCTCCCATCTCAGGTTATGAGCCTGGAGTCTCCCTTGAGAAGCCGCATTTGAAACTGGTACCCCATGTGGGAATTGAACCCTACATCGCCAGGTTGAAAACCTGGCGTCCTGACCATTAGACGAATGAGGTATAAAAGATTGATTGGTAAGGTTTATCGGCGCCCCTATTTACGCTTGACGAACGTGCAAGTCGCTCAATCAAAACTGGTGGGTGCAGTAAGAGTCGAACTTACAGTGTTTACCAACGAGGGAGTGGATTTACAGTCCGCCGGTGCACACGCCATAGCACCAATACACCCATATAACTTTTGAAATCATTTAGTGGAGACTTCGGGATAACTAGTATTTTCCCACTGTGATCAGCAGTACAATTGATGTTGACGAGTTAGGATTTGAACCTAGTTTCCATCTTTTTAACGATGGTGTTCTGCCGTTGAACTATTGCCGTCGTCACTTGTTTGTCTCCACTAAATGATCTCTCATTTAGTCTGATTTTGTTTACTTCAAAAACAACGCCGACCTAGCAGGCATTTTCTTAGTTATGGACCAGATTACCATATTTGGCTCCGGGAGCAGGTACCGACCCTGCCTTAAACGGATTAACAGCCCGCCGCTTCACACCATGTCAGCCATCCCGGATTTTCTTCTTTTCACCCCATTCTGGGGGTTAAAATTATCAACGTATTTTATACACATTTGAACAAAGTTTTCTTGGGTGTACTTGTAACCAGTTTGATTCACAAATTCATTGAATCCAACTTCGTCAGCAATAGATGACAAATAAAATGCTCTCTAGCTGTTATCGCCACTAAATTTTCTTTATCATTCGATCCACCAAATGTCCTAGGTATAATGCGGTGAACTTCAACATAACCATTCGGAATATCGTGCTTTCGTTTTTCTATTATTTGATCGTAAATTTTCTTGTAATTCATATTAATCCGCACATATAAAGTATATACTCTATATATGCAAATTAACAGTTTGTTTGGTACCCTCGGTCGGATTCGAACCGACACTTGGGGATTTTAAGTCCCCTACCGATTGGGCTACAGGGGCATTCTGAGATTTCTCATTTTGAATCATTCGACGCCACGTTCTATATGCCGTCAGTCAGCCAAATGATTCAAAATGAGGGCTGATGAAAACAATACATGAGTTTATTAAGCCTAGCGTAAATTTTCATCAACCACTCTACCTGTCATTTATACTCATGTGTTCTCGCCACACTTTCATCCGAACAGCCGCCCTTTTATCTTTTTCCAGTGCTTATAGCCCGCGTTACTTTCGCACCTTACTCGGAATTGCCTCCGTAATCTTCTTCACTGCGTACCGAGTCTCACAGTTGAGAAACTTCTTGTCGGGCACTTGTCAAGTATAGCCCTGTATTAGTTGCCGCATTCTCTGTTCGTTCTCACTTTCGTTTTCAGTTCAATCATCTTACATGAGTCATCATTTATTGTCAACTCTTTCAAAACTTGTTCTTCTCAGAAGAGACTCGAACCCATATTTCACTGGCGATTCCGACAATCTAGTTTTCACTAGGTCGGCCCTTGCGTACTAGCCATTGTACTACTACGAGAAGACCAAGATTTCAAAGAACTGTTTGCTGCACTGTTCAATCATCTTACACAACTTCGCATTTCTTGTCAATTCTTTTAGTGGAGACTTGGCAGAACTTGATGAACAGTCACTTCTGCACAGTACGTCTACTGCCTTTTGATATTCGAACGTTTGCCCATTTTCGGTCTTACCGACCCTTCGTCGCGCACCCGGCTACTAACACTACTTGCTTGTCTCCACTAAAAGAACTGGTTGCTGCTTTGTTTTACATCATGTGAACCATTGTACAGATCGAACTAATTTATGTCAACAAAAAACCCAAGAATTTTGTTCTTGGGTTCTAAGTGTGTGAAACTAAACAACTTTTTGATCTTAGAACCCTACATCTTCCAACCTTCTGACTGCCCGTTAATCGATGTATTTGGTGTATCATAACTAAAGTTTACGGGCAGGCGTGAGCCGGTATGCATTGTTGCACAGGCTTTCGCTAAATTTCTGACCGTTTTGAGCATGTTAGTTCCTTGTTTCATATCTTTTATATATACATCCTTTCACGAAAAGTATCATGTTTTCGTGAAAATTTTTCAACTATTTTCACTTTGTTGTTCTTCTGCAACAACTTCGACTGGTTCTACTGGTTCTACTGGCGTATCATGTATATATGGCTCCGGTAGATCGACCATTACGTTGAATGATTGCGTCTTATGTCCAGTCTCTGGTCTAACGATGCCATCCTCAACCAGCGAGATTGCAGTATTTCTTGGCATATCTCCGTTGATCGTAGAAGAACCGACCGCTTGATAATTGCCGTGTTCGTCAACTGAAATATAAATTGTTACTTTAATTTGACTCATCTTTTATTCCTTATAAATGGTGTTAGTCGCGGTGCACCAACACCCACTAACTCTAACATCGGGAAGGATGCCAGCATGAATACTTGAACTTTTACTTGTGTCATCCCTTCACCTGCTTCAAAAATTCCACCATAAATTTTGCTTGATTGATTGCGTCATCAAGTGCGTTGTGTGCTGTTCCGGCAGTTCTATCGATCTTTTGCCCTGTTAGATCAGTAATAGTCCTGACACATAATCCGTGATAGTATTTCCAAGGAATATTTCTGTTAGTTGCATCCAAAGAGTAAGAAAGAATGGGCAAATCGAAAGATGCGCCGTTAGACCATGTCTTCATACTCTTTGATCCATACCATTCCAAGAATAAGTCAAGTGCATATGTTAAGGGTCTTTGGTCAACTTGAAGTTGGGCGATTGCTTCTTTACTTTGCTCCGACCACCATTTCAACGTAGATTTAGATACGTGTGTTCCATATTCTTTTGATGAATGAGGATCAATATTCACGTAAAATCCGTCCGTGTCAATTCCATTTTCATCAAATCGACAAGCACCTATACTTAGAATTGACGCATTAGGTCTTGTCGATAATGTTTCTAAGTCAATCATTACATGTTTCATAGTTTATTCCACGTAGAAGTTGTGTGGTTCTTTAGAGATATTATTTCCGTCGAAGTTAGTTTATGTACCCGTTGAATAGCTTTATTATTAACATGTATAGCAAACATACGTTATGTTCTCACCGATGTTACCTAGAGTTTTTGCAGTCATAATCACACGTTAAAGAATTTACCTTCTGCCATTTCTTGAAGAACTACAGAGGTCTTGTTTTTATATTCTGACTTGACAAGAGGCTTGTCATAATTTAGATGTTTGATATGGCTGGCTTTGCCGTTGACGCCGAGCATTCGAGACCGTTGCGCGGCGTATAGAATTGCTTCATAATCATTCCATCCATTCAATTCGCGGGCATTAGAAAATGCCTTTTCACGATGAAGATGTGCATCACTTTCATAAATTATTACTTTTTTCATAATAAAATACCTTTCAAGATAAAGAAATAATTGCGTCACCTAAACCTAATTCAACTGCTTCATTTGAGGAATAGTACATGTCCTGTGGAGGCATGAAATATTTAAGTACCTTTTTCTCTGTTGTATTTGTCGCCTTTTTATAGTAAGCAATAAGGCGTTTATGTGTAAGATCATATTCCTTAACTTGCGCCATTAATTCATGGTGCTTACCCTCTGCGCTCCAAGAATATTGGTGACTCATGACAGTAACGTTCTCCGTCATAAATCGCATTTTCTTGTGACCTGCTAAGAATATCAGAAGACTTGCACTCGCCAATAGACCAACGGCGACAGTTCTTACTGGAATATGACTTCCTTGAAGCATTGCGATTATTTGCCAAGCGGCATGAAGATCACCACCACCGGAGTTTATGAAAAGAGTCAATGACTCTGGTCGACGTTCTTCCTCATTATCTTCTGCGCAATTACAAGAAAGTATCCATTCAGAAACATTCTGTGCAGTTTGCTGTTCGATTTCTCCATTCAAAAGAAAAGTAGAAGTGCCTGTTGCTTGTATATAATCTTTTCCAAAACAAATTTCATCGATTTCTGTAAGCATTCTCACCTTTCATTAGTCAACATAACTATGTTATCATGTTTACGGTTTTAAGTCAAATTTAGTTATTGTATAGGTAGTCGGTCCATAATATTCTCGACGTATCAGAATATTTCTTCAACCCCTTGGTATTTCTCCAATGAACAAACGGATGCCAGTTCCAAACAAATTCCATCGTCGCCGTTATATTATCACTGTCTGTTGGATTAACTTTACTGAATATACTCGACCATTGAACTTCATCAGAAACAACGACGGGAATTCCACATATAACCATATCAGCCGTAACGATATTGAATGTTTCTGTAAATGAAACCTGCATACCAATATCGAGAGTTTTGATCAGCGCAAGAAATTCTTCATGAGGCATCCAATCATGTTGGATTAATTCATGTTCGGGATGATGTGAAAACAAATCAACAATATTTTTGAGAATTGGGTTACCACCATAATCAACGCGATTACCGTTTATATGGAACTTCAATTTAAGTCTGTGTTTATCAGCGAATTTTATTGCGGATATTGCTTGAATCAGTTGATTCTTTAGTTGACGAATTGCACCAAAACACGCAATATGAATTTCACCCGGTGTGCCCAACTTAGTCTTCGCTGGCATGACATTATCGACAGAATAGAAGTTTGGAAGATAAATAACTTTCTTCTTCAACTCATGCCCATGAACACTAGCCACTAGATGTTTGATTTCATTATATATTCTAGGTGCGTTTGGTGCCAGATATACATTCTTTTGCGTGATATACTTCATTGCCCAATCCATCGAGATGCCTTCGGTACTCAAGAATGGAGTTTCTGAATGAATTCTGATAATCCATTTTACACCAGGATGCAACTTTTTAAGAATTTTAAACTTCTCAGGAACAACCCAGAATGCTTCGATAAACACATGAGTAGGCTTATATAACGTAACTTCACGATCAATTCCGTTGTTATCTTGTACCGTGATGCATTTTGAATCGATGCCGGGTTGATCGTTCAACATTTCAGAAACAAGACGAGCGGAATTGAACAAACCCGAAAACTGTCTAAAGTAACCATGATATTGCTGAGATTCAATCTCAGACTGTTTTGTGATAAAAAGAGTACGTATTTGAGCGTTATTCATTTTACAGGACACCACGGGGTTTTCTTAGCACCAAAATAAGGATGGGCTAAACCTTCACTTATAAGAGTCTGCCCAACATCAGTTCCACTTAGAGTAAGAACCTTTCCATCAATTCTACCACCATACTTATCCCACTTCATATCTTTTACTTGCATGACTTTATCTGTTCCAAATATTGATATTAGCCGGCTTCTTGCTTTTATCGCAAGTTGATGTTCATCCTCACATGCGTAACCGTGAAGTTCGGGTGTGTCAATGCCGTATAGTCGAATACCAACCTTATTCAACGGTGTAGGAATACTTGGAAGGGATGTTTCAATCGTATCACCATCATGAATGTTGTTGATTGGAAGAATCATATCGGCAGCACTAGCCACCGACGACCATAACAAACAACTAAGAAATAAATAATTTAGCTTCATCTTGTCTCCGCGCAGTAAGTCCGGCAATAACCTTTCGCCCTGCTCTGTTCCATTTTGAGAATTCCAAGGATGCTCCCTCAAAATCCTCCGAGTTTATCTTCTTCAGAAGTGTTGATCTCTTGAAGTTTGCACAACCTAAGTTGTATATGAATGAGTATATAGCGTCAATTTCTGGTTGTGTTAGAGCCACTTTAACTGTCTCAGTGATGCATGGAGTAACCTTATTATTGATATGATGTTCAAGCCACTCTTCAGCCTCTTCCTTTGTGCATGTCATTCCAAGAGTCACCCTAGTTCCATTAGGAAGACGTATCGTACCGTAGCCGATTGTTGGAATTCCGACAGAATCTAAGTAAGCCTCTGCGCTAAATCCTTCCCATTTCTTTATTAATGCTAGTCCTGTATCTCCAATATTCATCAGTCTAATCCTAGTACGTCTACAGCCATAACCATCTGTTTTACAAATTCCGATCTTACAATGTCCGAATATGTGAAGTTGACAACATCAAAATAATCGGGCATCTTATCAGATACTTTTAGCAACCAATCATGCCCGGACTTTTCACGCTTTCGATTCAAGTCTCCTTGAAATGTGTCGCCACAAAATATAATCGTTGAATTTTCACCAAGTCTTGACGAAACAGCAAACAATTCCCCGGAATCTGCATTTTGAAACTCATCAAAAATAATGACACAATTCTTTAGAGTGATACCACGAATATATGTTGTCGTAAGAAACTTGATCAAATCTTTCTTGAACAAAATGTCCCAGGCAGTACCGTTCTCACAAATATCATTTACAATTTCCTTGAAGGGAATCGTATAAACTGCTTCTTTTTCGTCTTGCGTGCCGGGCAAGTGCCCCTGTGATCTAATATTGACTGCACTTCTGACAAATACCACCTTATCGATTTCTTTGTTGAACAACTTTTCGAGTGCAAGATAAGTTGCTCCATAAGTCTTTCCGCTGCCTGCTGCTCCATCGGCGATTACGTTATAACCTTCCTTGACAGAAAAGAAAAGTTGTCGTTGTGCTTCGGTAAGAGGTTCGACATGCTTCAACGCCAAATTATCGAAACTGGAACTTTTCTTTGCAGCGGGAACTTTCTTTTTGCGACGATCACGCAGTTTGTCGATTGTGTGTGCTTCATCATCGGTAGAATACAAGGTTTCTCCTAGTTTATATCAAGTGTGCTGCCGGCATTTCTGCTCTTTATGTGACGGAGCAAGTCTCTAAAAGATTCTGGCGCTTTGATTCTTCCAAGACGCACTGGATCAGCAATTGGTGGAGTGCCTAAAACTGACACTATATTTCCGGATTCCTCACATGATGGGCATGCTTGGGATACAGGCATATGACGATTACTGACGCTCAAAAATTCTTCAAAAACATGCCCACATTTTGTGCATTGAAACTCATACAAGGGCATTTTATTTAGTCTCTGTTTTGTGGCAATAATCCGGGAAAACAGATGCGACTAGATCATACGTGATCGTTGGATACATTTCTTCAAGTGCTTTGTCCTTGGCGAAACAAAGGACGTCGGCCTCGCCAGGTGGCACACCTTCAAGAATCTGAATGAAGATTGCCTCACGTTGCAGCTTTGCGATATGTTCAGATCGACCAACGAGAATTGCACCAACACGTCGAATTTCTCTACCTAGTGTCGTCTTGAAAAAGTCTGGATTGATAGATTCATCACGCTTATATGGAGGCATTCCATCTGGCACGTTTACCTTGATTTGATCATGAAAATTCAAACTCAACAGAAGATTCCATGGAGTCATTGCTCCGTACTTCTTCAATAACTGAACCTTTGTGTCACCTTCGGCATCGTCAATCTTTTTCAAGATTTCATTAGCATATTCAATTGCCATATATTTTCCCTCAAAATTTACCTGCATCTTCCAGCAGAAGTTTCATTCGATTTTTTACAAGATAGTTGTACACCTTCGTCTTGTTTCCTTTGATCTTATATGATGTATATTCATCAATGATCTTCTGATATATATCATCGGGAATACAATCAAAATCAATAAGAGTCTTATTTCGCTGAAAGTTTCGACGTTCCATGTCGTTCTTACATGCATCGATCCCTTTTTCAAAAAATTCCTCGAGTCTTGCTTTTTTGAACGGAGTTTGACGCAGATCATCACGCATGAAAACGTCATCGGGCGAACAGATATTCGGAATGCCGTCATCACCTGCTGTACAGATATGAATGATCTTATATTCCTTGATCGACATTTTTGGTGTCACAAATTTCTTGAGAATCGGAGACCATTGACGAACGTTCTGATACTCTTGCAACTGTACAAAGTCCCCATCGGCACTTACGATCAAAACATCTTGTGGGGAATCATGAAAAAGCCCAGTTTGTTCAAGTTCGTTTGTTTGCAGATACTTGACGATACACGCGACAACATCATCCGCCTCCGCACATTGAACTTCAATCATTTTGTACCGAAAATTCTCACGCAGGTCGTCTTTCACTTCATTGATTACTTCATACACAAAATCCCAGTCGATATGAGACTTTTCCCGCATCTTCTTACGATTGCCCTTGTAGTTTGGGAAAACGTCTTTGCGCCAATAGTGCTTCGAATCAACAGCTAGAACCAATTCACCATATGTTTCCGTGTACTTTTTTGAATATGTTAACAAAGAAGTAAGAACCATATGCTTTATCAGACTCTTGGCATTGGGATTGTCCCTTCTGGCATCTTTTCCTAAGTTTGCTAGGATGCCAGAAATAACGATTTGTGAAAAATCCAAAAGGATCATTTTAGAAACGCTTCTTATATTCGACTAAGGCATCGTCGGCAGTCTTGGCAGCCGCGGCGACTACAGCAGGGCCGGGAGTGTTGTACGTTGATAAGATAGCCGCATAGAAACTTGCCCAGATTTCACCAAGAGACTCACGTACCTTTGATGCACTAACAACATGGTTTTCATTCTTTTTTGACGCAGAAGAAATCGATAGATTTCCATTTTCGTCACGCTTACCGAAGTTGGGGTTGACCTTACGTTTTGTGGGAGTAGT